CCAATTTAGCCGTATCTTTAAAAGGGTCTTCAGTTTGGTAATAAAGGTCAATCATGCGCCTATAAGTTAAATCTTCCTCATCTGTCAAATGGCTGGTGTGGCTCAAATAGTCCCCTATATGGAAAGGATAAAAGTTCACTTTTAGTCCTTTTTAAATAGGTCAGGTCTAAGCATTTCTCTTGTTAATTTGTAATCCGAAAGCTCCTCTATAGTTTTTAAATATTTAAATGGAACATGGGTTTGCCCCCACAAATAGATAGTATTTGGCTTAATTCCAAGCTTTTCAGCCAGGTTTGTAAGGCTTCCAAACTCTATTTTTAATAAATCCATTGGGTTCATATATTTCCTTAAGAATTAAGCCATTCATCGTAGCTTTTAGGCGGACTATCATCAGTAAAAGCTAAATAACATTGGTATCTGTCCCACAATTTGCCTTGGTATTGCATAAAACCTCCTTTAGTTGCGTTTCAGCAATAGTATAGCAAATCTTTATAAAAGTGTTAATATTAGGGAATATACCTATAAAAATAGTGAGAAATAGTAGTTGCAATCATTAATTTTGATATATACTGGTTTCAGTTCAACAAGTGATGAAAAGGAATACAAAATGAAATCAAAAGGCCAAAACAAAAAAGAATGTGTAGTAATGCAGTTTGATGACTACACAGATACATGGAAAGTATGGTCTGTTCCAGTAACTATTAAGCAAGCGTTTTTTATACTTGCTCGTAAAAACCCTAAGTTTTATCGTGTTGATTACATTTAACCAAGTGATGAAGGAGCAAGTGATGAAAACGACAGCAACCGACTGGATTGGAGTAATACTTCTTGGTATTACCTTAGGCACTATGTTTGCCTATGGCCTGTTAGGAGGGTTCTAATATGGGCATTAGCAGACACGATGCTTACTATGAGCCTGACGATTACGATGATCGTACAGATGAAATTGATGAGCGCACATGGCATTTAATGAAACCAGGCGCAGAGTATGACCATAGAACAGCCCAAGCAGTTTATGAAGCTATGGGTGATCTAAGCACAGATCAAGCCAATTCCCTGCAAGATGCCATTAGCACCAATGACTATGAAATTATTGGTCGCAAAGTAATGATGATGGCTTTTGATTACATGGAACGCTTTGCCAAAGATGCCGCAGAATCCGAAATTAACGACTAAGGAAAGTGATGAAAACTTTTATTGAACTACGCACAATCAATGTAAACGAACATACAGAAAAGAAGGGTAAATTTACCTACCTTTCTTGGACATGGGCCGTAGACCAACTTCTACAAAACGACCCATCCGCAACCTGGACATTTGGAGAGCCAGTTTACTTTGCTGAATCTTTAATGGTCTTTTGCACAGTAACAGCTATGGGCAAATCTATGACTTGCCAAATGCCTGTCATAGATTCAAGGAACAAAGCTATACCTAATCCAAATGCAATGGATGTAAATACAGCCATGATGCGATGCCTTACAAAGTGTATCAGTCTGTTTGGCATTGGGCTATACATTTACGCTGGAGAAGATCTTCCTACTGAGGAATTAGTAGACCTTAAAGAACAAGCCGACATTTGGTGTTTGGCTATTGATAAAGCGGAGAATATTGATGAACTCAAAACAATCTATGGTAATGCCTATCACCAACTCTCAAAAGATAAGTCAGCAGTCGCTAAAATTTCAGCCGCCAAAGATGCCAAAAAAGCAGAATTGGGAACTAAAACCAATATTTGATGCAATTCTTATAAAAGAGAAAGAAGCTCGCAAATGAACAATAAACCAGTAGCGTGGATTAACTTGGATAGGTTTAAGGATGAAGCGTTGTATTTAGCGGATTGTGTTTCAGAAAACAAAGTGGATAACATGGGCATTACGACACCACTCTACACCCATCCAGCAAAGACACTAACAGATGAGGAAATAGATTCTGTTGCCATGTCTTGCGAGGCTGGAGATAGGTTTAACCAAGTTGGGGATGAAATTTATACCAGAGATTTTGCTAGAGCAATACTAAGAAAGGCACAAGAGAAATGACTACATTTACTACAGAAGATAGGGTTGCCGTTTATGGCGGCATTGAACAAGGCTCTGAGGAGTGGCTAAAGATCCGTTTAGGCAAAGTAACGGCTAGTGGTGTAGCTGATGTATTAGCCAAGACCAAATCAGGTGTATCGGCTTCTAGGGGCAATTACCTAATCAAGCTAGCTATCCAAAGGGTAACTGGAGTTGTTGAGGAAAGTTTTACAAATGATGCAATGCAATGGGGCATAGACAATGAAGCCCAGGCTAGAGTTGCTTATGAAGTAGCTTCAGGCAATTTTGTAGATCAGATTGCATTTGTAGATCACCCAGCAATTCAATGGTTTGGAGCCAGTCCTGATGGCCTTGTAAATGATGATGGGCTTGTAGAGATTAAATGCCCTAATTCAGCAACTCATTGGTCTTACATCAAAGATGATGGGCCGCCTAATAAGTATTACATCCAAATGCAAGCGCAGATGGCTTGCACAGGCAGAAGCTGGTGCGACTTTGTATCTTTTGATCCTAGGATGCCTGAAAGAAGTCGGCTCTACATTAAGCGAGTAATGCGAGAAGAGCAATATATTTCCCTTATGGAATCAGAAATTAAACAGTTTCTTGATGAAGTGGCAGTAGAAGTTAATTTAATGAAAGGCAGTTAAAAATGGCAATTAAATATTATGTAAAAGCCCCTGTATCGGAATATACAGATAAAGATGGAACGGCTAAAAAACGATATCAAACCATTGGAATCGTCACCGAAACCAAAAAAGGCGATCTAATGATTAAACTGGAAATGATTCCATTTTTAGGTCTAAAAGAAGGAACTCTTTGGGCCTACTTAAATGTTCCTGAAGATAAGCCTACCAGCCCTTCCCTACAACAAATTGATGAAGATATTCCATTTTAAGGAGATATTGATGCTTACCGATATTGATGTTTTAGAAGATAGGATTAAAACATTGGAAGGCATTATTCAATATAAATATGATGTAACAAAAGAATTAGATACATTGCAGGAAGAAAATAAAGTTTTAAAAAGAGAAATTTTAAGGCTAGAAAGACGAATTAAACATTTAATTAATGAATTGGAGTTTGAATGAAAAAAGTAATCGGAGCTTTTTTAGTAATAGGATTAGCCGCCTGTAGCTCGCCTGGAGGAGTTAAATATACAACTGATGCCGCACCGCAGACCTTGTATATAGATCCTTCAGTTCAATCTTTATCTAGGCAAGAAGTCATACAAGCCAGCAAAGAATGTGAAGCTGGCAGTATGCAACCTATGATTATTTACGGCAAACGCAGGATTGGCAATTCTGCAACGAGCTCAGATATTCCAGTAGAAGTTATTTGCACTACACGCTGGGACTTGATACAAAGGAGCTATGCAAAGCATGACTAGAGAAAGATTAGCTTTTAGTATTTTGCGGCTAATGATTGCCCATGATTGGAAATTTGATGTATCAGAAAAGGATTGGGACAGCCAAGCAGTAGAAAGGGCCTTTAGAATTGCCGACTTATTTATTAAGGAAGGAGAGATTACTAATGTTTATAACCAATAACCATAGTTGTAATACAACTGGCACAGATATTACAGCTCGATGGAAGATGCTTGGCTGGATTCCTCCATCACAGTTGCAAGAATATAAAAATAAATGGTCTTATTTTCAAAATCTAAAATTAAAAAAGGCACAAGAGAAATGACAGAAGAACAAATACCATTTGTGGGCAATAAAAAGCTTCCATCAGATGATTGTGAAGAAGCTTTCTTTGCCTTATATCCTGATTTCTTTTATGAAAAATCTACTTCTTTAATGCTTTGGACACAAGCCTGGCAAGCGGCATTAGACCATGTAGAAAACAAAAAGCCAGTAATTCAGCTTATTTAGATTTAGGATGAGCCTTATCCATAGGCTCTTTCTCATGCTTTCTTAGTTCTTTTTTAACTTCAAAGATGCCATTGCGCAAAGTAATGATTTCTTTATTTTCACGCTTTTGCATGGATTTAGATTCTTTTTCTTGTTTCATTTTAAGCCCCTAATATATCCATAGCCTTATGGATTCGATTAATTCGGTCATCAAGCCCTATAACACCGCCATTGATGCGCTTAGTCATAGTAGTCCAATCTTCTGTATCTGCCAAGGCATTAAGGTTTTTCTTGTTCCAAAACCATCCAGCAGACATACAAGCCCATTCAGGCTCTAATAGAAGCTCAGGATGCTCTGAAAATGGCTGTCCTAGGGCATCGCCACATACAGTTACATTAGAGCGCCCTGTAAGCTGTATAAGCCCTTTTCCATGAAACCGCCAGCCATCACCATCTTCAGTATTGCCAAGGTCTGCTCTGCCGCCATAAACCTTGTTTGCAATCATTTCAGGATTATTGGCATACTTTTCAGCAGTTGCCATATCAGGAAATCTAGAAGGCCAAACACGCATTAAAGTTTCAGCCCTGTAATGTAGGTTTTCTTCCAGCGTTTTAAAGTTATTAGATTCATGCCCACATTGACCAATAAAAGCCGCTTGCCTTACTGGAGTATCAATGCCGTATTTGGCAAAAGTATCATTTAAAGGCTGAAGCCATTTGGAATCTATTCCAAGGGCTTGTAACTGCTCATTTGTCATCGTCTGATCCTATTTTAATGCCTGTAATTAAGCCAATAAAGCCGCCCACAATCGTTTGAAACGCTGGGCCAATAATGGCAAATACTTTGTCAGTATCAAAATTAGGATCAATGACAGCATAAGCAAACATTAAAAGCATTGAGGCCACAATAGCCACCAATGACCAAGCGGCAATAATAAAAATATGTTCTTTATGATTCATTTTTGACTGTTTCCTGGGCATCCTAACACCCAATGATAATTATTTGATTGATTCGTACTGTTCATAACACGCTCCTAAAGCCACCCTTATTTCGTCTGCTCTTGCGGCTTCCCTGATAAGAAATTCTGCATCAGGGGCAGAAAGGGCTTGTCCGTTGCAATCTTGTCCATTGATGGTTTTTGTGGCACTACTGGAACGGCTACGCAACCCACTAATGGCATCAACAAGCTGAGTATTAATAATTTTAATTTGGGCATCTTTATCTTTCCTTATTTTGTCTGCATTGGCTTGGTAATCATGCTCTTTTTCTCTGATGACTTTTTCTGCTTTGCTTTGGTGATAAGTGCAACCATTAACAAAACCGCCACAAAACAAAATAATGGCTATTCCAGCGTAGATTACATAAGTGTTTAGCCCAAACATTATTTTTCACTTAAAGGTTGATTTGTTACAAAACGGAGAACAG